CTGGTTCGATCCTCTGGAACGTCATCCGCCGAAGGGCCCTTCTCCAAAACCGCCCGATCCGAAGCCGGAGTACGGGGCGGTGAAGTTGTCGGCGGTTACGCCGACGTTCGAATTGATCAGTGCGGTACGGGTGGCGTCGTCTACTTCGTAGACGTGGCCACCCTGGAAGAAGTGCGGCTGCGAAGCCGCGATCTCGTCTTCCGTGGGCCAGCGGACCGCCCGGTAAGTCCCGGGCGGTCCCTCCAGCAGTGACACGCCTCGCGTCAGCTGGTAGCGGAAGAAGAGCCGGCCGAGTCCGGCCGGTCCCTCTTCCACCGTCGGCGGACGGAAGGCGTAGGTCGTCATCGGATCAGGTGGCGTCGATGCTCGACGTGGTCTCGATCCGGGTCAGCGCCTCTTCGCGGTAGCGCTTCCAGCCGGCCACTCCGTACCAGCCCAGCGGCCGAAAACGGGCGAGCTTGTCCACGATGGGACCGGCCACGGTGTGGAACTCCTCGGCGACGCCTTCGGCCAACGCCTGCTGGCCGACCATGTAGGTGCGGAACCGGCGAACCGAGTTGTCGCCGGTACCGGCGTCCAGTGCCTGGAAGCAGCGAGGCGACTCCACGAAGAAGCAGCCCTCGTACTCGCCGATCTCGCCGGCCCACACGTTGCCCACGGCCGAGTAGTTGTGCGGCAGGCGCCAGCCGCGGTCACCGGTCTCCTGGCGGAGGTCGAGAGAGACCTCCGGGTGGATGTAGCAGCCGTACAGGCTGCCCCGGCGCGGCACCGCCTTCGCGGTGCGCATCTTGGCCACGCCCAGGCGGACGAGCGAGGACGTGAAGCCGTCGGTGGCCACGCCGGAGGTCACGGTGGAGACCATGGTGGTGGCCACGGTGGACGCGGAGGCGTTGGTGACGTAGGTGGTCGCGCCATTCTTGACCTGGATCAGGTTCGAACCGCCGCGCAGCTCGGTCTGCGCCAGAATGTCCACGGAGTCCGCGCAGTTGTACGCCAGCATGTTGGCGATGGCGGGGTCCACGTCGGAGATCGAGAACAGCCGCAGCTTGCGCGTGCGGAGCACGGCGTTGCCGTACTCGTTGACGACCAGAGTCTTGGTGTTCGGGTTGCCGATGGCAACCGCGTCCGGGTCCACGTCCTCGGACAGCGCAGTGGTCTGCGCTGCCATGTCCACGTACGTCTCCAGGACAATGGACTGGCCGGGGGCCGTCAGCTCTTCGGGCCGCTTGTCCGCGAGGGCGCGGAACAGCGGCTGCGAGCGAAGAGCGAATTCGAACCTCTTGTCATATGCCGTTTGGACGGCATTGCTCATCGCGGTTGTGTCGGTGTAGGCGTTCGCCATGTCGGTCTCTCACCCTCTCGGGGTGTTGCAGGAGTCGGGGGAGAGAGCCCAGGTCAGACGTATCGGGAGCCGTGCTCACGCTCGATGGCTTCCAGCTCCTGCAAGGAGGTGGCCGCGTTCAGTCGTGCGATGAGCTGGTCTTCCGAGCTGGCCGCGGCACCTGCCGCGCCCTGTCCCGCAGCGGCGAAAGCCGCAGCGGCTGCCTGGCTCTCGGGACTGACGACCGTGGCCGGAGACCCCTGCGGGGTCTCGATCTGCTCGCCGGCGGCGGGAGCCGCCTTGGCGAAGAGAGCGCCGTTGGCGCTCAGCCAGTCGTTCAGTCCTTCGGGCTTGCCCGTGTAGAGGTCGGCGACCCCGGGGGCGTAGCCCTGAGCGGTGAGCGTGTCCCTGACGGCGGCTTTCGCCTGTTCGGCGCGAAGGCGGTCGTTCTCCGCCTTCAGCTCTGCGATCTCGGTCGAGACCTTGTCCATCCGGCTGCGGAACCACGCGGGTTCCCTGGCCTCCTGGCCCTGAGGCTCGATCTCTTCGCCGAAGCCGTAGTTGCTCACTGCCTACTCCCGTCTCTGCGTGGCCAGCTCACCCGCTGGGGATCGGGTTCGCGCTCCACTAGTCGCCTTAGGCAACTAATTGGATGCTAGCACTTTCGCGCTAGCACATGCGCTAGCGGTCAGTACGGCGCTACGCTGCGCGCACCGACAGAGGGGGAGAGATGGAAGACGGCAAGGGCTGGACACTGGCCGCCTACTGGCTGGCCATCTTCACGGCGGGATCTATCGCCGCCACCATCACCAGGCATGACTACATCGGCGGATCGATCTTCTCCGCCGTCCTCGCAGCAGCGGCCATCCGCTGCTGGGTCCTGGGGAAGTAGCACAAAGCCCCCGACCGAAGTCGGGGGCTAGGGCTGCACGGCCGAAGGTGTTGAGCCTGGCGTTTAAGGCCCGTGCTCACCGGGCCCCTTCAGCCGCTACGTCTGACGATACCCCGCGCCAAGGCCGCCTGCGGCGGTGCCGGTCGCCGACCGGAACAGGTTCTGTTCCTGCTGCGCCAGCGACAGGCGCGTGTTCGCGCCCTGCTGACCTGTGCCGAAGATGGCCTGCTCTTCGTCGGCCTGACCGAAGGTCACGCCGAACCGCTGGCTGATCGCCTCCAGGTTCGGCAGCTCGGTGGCGATCTGCTGGAAACCCTGGCTGGCCTGACTCTGCGTCAGGCCCTGGTCCACGTACGACTCCATGCGGGACTGGTCGCCGACCAGTCCGCGGCGCGCGGCCTCCGCGCCGAGCGACGCCGCTTGCTCCTGCTTCTGGAGGATCGGGAGTGCCTTGTCCTGGTCCAGAAAGTACGCCGTCAGGTGGTTCTCATCCACGCCGTAGAAGGCGGCCAGAGTCTGCTTGAGGTACGGATCGGTCTGCGAGGTCGCAGCTGTCGCCAGCTGCACACGGTTCTGGATCTCGGTCGGCGACACGTCGCCGCCGATCCAGTTGGCAAAGTCGGCGGGACTGTCGTAGAAGGTCTTCGGCAGGCCAGCCGACGCCATGATCTGGCGATAGCTCGCCTCGGTGTTCAGGTAGTCCGCCGGGCTGAGCACGGGCAAGCCCGCCTTCTGGCGGAGCGTGTTGCCTGCGAACCGGGTCTTGTACTCCGGAGTGTCCTGCAAGAGCAGGGCGATCGTGTCGGCGCTCTCGCCGTTCACGATGTACGAGTAAATCTTCCCGGCCAGCGAGCCCAGGCCGTAGCTGCTGAACAGGCTGTTCAGCGCTATGAAGGCGTCCCTGTTCGCGCCCGTCAGGGACGCGGCCCAGTCCGTGCCCGAGCCGTCCGACGCCGGAGGCGTCGTCGGTCCGGGCTTGAGCGGATGCCTGATGGGCGTCGAAGTGACGCCGCCCGTGGTCGGCATGCCGATCTGGTACGGCGGCGTGGTCGGCCCCGGCGGGGTCCAGGTCGGAGTGCTCATCCCATCCTCACCAGCTGAAGCCGAACTGCTGAAGCACCTGATGCGCGTTCTGCATGATGCTGTCCTGCGCATTCTGCGTCTTGCGCCAGGCCGGGTCCTGGCGCAGCTCGTTCTGGAACTGCCAGATCGACTTCGCCTGTCCGCCCTGGTTATACGTCATGGCCCTCAGCACGTGGCTGTTGTCCATGCCGATGCTGGTCTGCGGCACTTCGAGGATCTGAGACACGGCCGAGATGTACGGGCTGGCCAGGTCCATGACGTTCTGGCCAGCCTTGATCTGCTCGGCGAAGGCCGAATACTTCGCCGCAGCCGTGTTCCTGATGGAAGCCTCCACGGCTTCCATCGTGCTGCGACCTCCGGTCACTTCCTGCGTACGGTCGCGGAACCACTCCAGCGAGTGGTTCACGCCGTTCTCGTACGCCAGCTGCTTCATCTGGTCGAAGTTCTGGCCGGCCTCGCCGTACATCTCGCCGTCGTGGCTGTTGGTCAGGCCGCCCAGGTAGTTCTTGATCTGGTCGTCCGACCAGCCCAGGGCAAGGCTGTTGTAGACCATCTTGTTCAGCGTGTTGGTCCACGTGCCGTTGACCAGGCCGACGGAGACGGCCATGGCCTTGATGGACGCCAGCTCGTTGGCGTTTTTCTGCTTCCAGGTCGCCGGGTCCGTGTACTTGTCGGTCAGGTACTGGCGCAGAGTGTCACTCTGCGTAGACCACCACCGCGTGTTTTTCAGGTGGGCCTGGAACAGATCGGCAGACCAGCTGCCGGACACCGCCTGCTTGAACAGCTTCTTCAGCTCGCCAGAGCTGTTGATCAGGGCGGACGTAAGTCCGTACTGGGCGGCCAGTTCGTCCGTGGACAGCTTTGGCGTCACCGTCGTACCTCCCGAACTGCCGCCACCGCCGCCGGAGGACGAACCTCCGGCCAGGGAGATGACGTTGTCGACGTACCTCCGAATGCTGGTGTTCCCGTCGCCGCCCTTCTTGTTCGGGTTGGGCTGCCCGGAAAACCACATGCTGGCGGCGCCCTCGGCGCCGTACTGCTTGTAGTAGCCGCCCAGGATGACGGAGGCCACCTTGTCCTGCGCGCTCTTGCTCGCACGGAACTGCTGCCAGGTCATCGAGTAGCCCAGAGCCCGCTTGGTCCAGCTCGGGATGTTGGC